GGCTAAAATCCAGCAGGAACAGCAGAAAATTGATATCGAGGCAAATGATAAGGCGACTAAAAACGCACTAACATTAACTGGATTAGAGCTTCAAGCAGGAGTTGAGCTTAACAAGCAAATGCAAGCGAATAGAGTTTAATTTCACAAGGCGATTGACACCCGCCTTTTTTATTACTATATTACTAAAACTAATTTTAATAAAGAGAGTGATAGTATGAAAGTTACATATTCAAGTCCGTTATTTATATCTTCAACTGGTAATGGTATGGAGAAAAAGATTAGAGGTAGTATTTTAGAGAGGACTCAAAGTGGTTTTCTGTTCCTAAAAAAGGATGTGACGGTAAAGAGGTTAATTATTAGTGTTGGGGTAATTAATTTATTTAAGTTCGAAAGTACCGCTGAGTATATACCTAGCGATGCAAGCAGGGCTCTTGAGGTCTATAACTATAACTGCGAAGACGGAAAGGAGTTGCCGGAATGATTCCAGGATTCGGTTTTATACAAGGTGTAATTCAAATAAGAAAGATTGCCGAAGAGGAGAAGAAGATTAAGGCAGCTAAAGAAAAGCAACGAGCTAAAGACTGGGGTGCTAAATCCATTAATCTTTATGCTGCAATGTTGGCTGGGGTAAGTAAGGAAGAGCTTAAAGATATATACCCAATTGACGACAAGAAATTCATCGTTACAGAAGAAGGTTTAGAGTCCGTTAAAGTTGAGCCTGACATAACGATAACCCAAAAGCAGGCTAAACGATGGCTCAAAGTAATTGAGGATTACTCTATGTCTGGAGAGTGTGATTTCAGAGACCTAAACGGTGTAATGGGTGAGCTTTCTGCTTTGATAGGTGATGACGATGAAGATTAAAAACGTGCTTGTTTGCTGCTGGTTGAGCCTAATAATTATCGGGTTTTCAGCTCATGGAGTAACGATTATTGTTGGTATATTTAATGGGGGCGTTTAGATGATATTTAACCTGTTCGGAATAAATACACTCAACAAGAAGTTGAAAGAGCTTGAGGATAAGAACTACGCGCAATACTGCGAGAATCACAGGCTTAAAAAAGAATTAGAGGCTAAAGAATTGGATTTAAAGATAGCTCAAATGTACATAGACGATGACGATGCTTTGCTTGAGTTACTTGAATTGAGCAAGTCCAAGCCTAATGTAGATGATCGATACAGAGGCACAGCAATGGGTATGGCGCTAGGGCTGCACAATGCGGCATCTCAACAAGCTTTGGCTGCACAAAATAGAGCGCAACAGCAAACTATGGGCGCGCAATTAGGCCCTTTAAATGTATGGGGTGGAATATGAAAACGTACAAACTAAGCGACTTAATCCATAAGCGCGAAGAACTATTCGATAATGCCACTAAATCCGGCGTTATCCTGGAGCAACGAAAAACAAACGGCAAAGTAATTAATAAACTTGTGCTGATTAACTATGACGAATATGAGGCTATGAAGAATGAGGCTAAAATACTAAAGAAAATAACTAAATTGGAGAGCAAGAGGGAGTAAATAAACCCTAGCTCCTCCACCAGCTCAAACAAGCCTCTTAACCGAGGTTTTTTTATGCCCAGAGCTTTTAAGTCAAGTAATTTGTTTATATAAAGAAAATACTTTACAATGCAGCTACCTACAAACGAGAGGTTTTACTCGTTATTTCGTTTTACCATGTTACGAGGCTATTAAATATGGAACTGGATGAGCAATCAAACGCACAAAGTGAAGTGATTCAACCTGATGAAGTTGTGGTAACTGACTCAGAGGCAACCGAAGCTAAACCACAAGCTGAGGCCACTGAAGAGCAAGAACTTTTTGTAGATGACAGCAGTGACGACCAATCAACAAGTCACAAATCGGAAATGACCCAGGCTCAAGCCTATGCAGCATTCCAAAAGAAGAAAAAACAATCAGCAGCGCGTAAAGAAGAGCTTAATGCAAGTGCGGTTCGTGAGCAGAAATTGCAAGACGAATTAAACGAGTTGAAAGCAACTGTTGGCAAGATTACTAAAGGTAGTCCTCCCACGCTTGATGAATGTGACTGGAATGAAGAAGAATACCATAAACGGTATCAAGCCTATCATTCAGCACCAGAAGCGAAACAGAAAGCGGCAGCACAACCGGCGGCAGCAAATAACCCTGCCAATGATGAAGCTGAGTTTTATCTTTACGAGCGAGAACAGGCTTTGGCTAAGTTGGTGCCTAATTATGAACAGGCTAAGACTAATGTAGTTGAATCATTTGCCAAGTACGGAATTGCCGATTCAAATCAGGCTATGAATTACTTATCAAATATTGCGCGTCAAAAGAAAGTTGATATCGCTAAAGTAGTGGTAGCAATGAACGAGATGCCGCACATTTTAGATAGCATTGTTAAAGCAGGCAATAACGATTTTGCAATTGCTGACATTTTAGAAACAGCAGCTGGCAAAGTTAAGACTCGCAGCAAAAAGCGGATTGACTCAAAACCAGAACCAGAACTTAATAACACAGGTCCAATTGATAACAGTTCGGCGGCAACAACTAAGGCATTCAAAACTTGGCAAGCGTCCCCAACTTTAGCTAATCATAAGCGTTATCTTGCGGCTAAAAACTCTAAATAATAGGAAAGAACGAAAATGTCTAATGAATTCGCGCACGACAAGATGGCCACTCTTTGGAGTGAAGTAGCAAAAACTACTGGCATGAAAATGTCAGTATCTAAATCCCTTGAAAAGTACAATATGGATCAAATGTCTGATTCCGATCAAGGTTCTGACTCTTCAGATAACTCAAACACAAATGGTTCAGATCGCCAGTACATTCCTCAAGATTATCGTTTTGATGTATCCGAAGGTATTGTGTCTAGCTCAGGTGATTTTGAAGATATTATCGACAGAATGATTCCGGTTAACCGTGGTCGTTCACTTAAAGTATTAGCTCAAATTGATGCTAAAGGCTTGCGTGATCCGCAGCGCCGTAAAAAGGTTATGCAGGGCTTTGCGCGTGATTTAGCTAATGCGATAGATTTGGCTGCTTATCAGGAAATGATTAACTCGGCAACAATGGTTCAGACTTCAACGTCTACCTTTGATTTCCAAGCCGCTATTGATGCTGAAGTGTTAATGCTTAACCGTGGTTTAGGTGGTTACGAAAAGAAAATGTGCTTAGCGAATACCGATTATGCTCAGGTTGCTAAAGTACTTGGGCAGAATCAGTACAATGAAGCCGGTATTGTTAAAGATGCACTAACCCGCGCTACTTTGCCTGATTTGGCTACTTTTACTACCTTGCGATCTGATTATCTGATTAATTTACCATCGCCAACAGTTGCGGCTTTGACAATTAACGGCAATCAGTCTCATACTGTTGAAACTTATGATGCAGGAGGTTTCTATTTAGATAACCGTGATATGGATTTGGCTGTAACGCTTTCTACTGCTGCTACTATGCCAGTTGGTACTAAGTTCACTATTGCGGGCGTTAACTTCTTACACCCTGAAACCCGAGTTGATAGCGGTGAATTATTAACATTCTCTGTCAAAACAACTGGTACGGGCACTGTTAAAGTTCAGCCAGCTTTGGTTATTACTGGTCCATACCGTAACGCAACAGCACAAGCAGCCGCAGGTGCAGCGGTTACAATCTTGAATATCGCAGATAGCAAACCAACGTTGTTTTATACCCCTGAATCAACTGTTCTTATTCCTGGTCAATTACCTGTCCCAACCGATGGAGCTGGCGTTACGGCTGTTGAAGCAATGACTGATTGCGGTTTACCAATGCGCATGACTTACTGGTACGATCCTCACTTAGAAGTTTTCAACATGAAAGGCCTAGTGTTCTTTGATGTTCAGGTAATCTATCCTGACCAATTAGGTGTTATCCTAAGTAACCAAACTTAATCTTAAATTAAATCAATAGGGCGGCAATAGTCGCCCTTTTTTGTAGGTGTTAATTATGAAACAAATATATAAAGCTGGCGGCGTACGTAAAACTAAATCTGGTGTTGAGTATACTATTCGTGCGGCAAGTGATGCAGACCGAGTAATTTTATTGGGTAAAGGTTGGGTTTCTAGCATTGAAGAGCTTAAAGTTAAAACCGAAGAAGTTAAAAGCCCATTTGATTTAAAATCAAGCGAGACTGAGAAACCAGTAGTTGAAACTAAAAAGAAAACAAAGGCTAAATAATTATGATCACTAAAAATGAGCTAGTTGTGGACGCGTTTGAACAGCTTAGAATTAGTGGTCTAACTGTTTCGCCGTCACCTAGTGAAATTACAAGTGCTGTTCGCCGGATGGATAGCATGATACTTTCTTGGCAAAATCAAGGTTTATGTCTTAATTATAATAATTCAGAAGGTTATAGTAAGACGGACCCGCTTCAAGAAAGTGGTATTGCTGATTCGGATGCTTTGGCGGTAGTGCTTAACTTAGCTAAAACATTAGCGCCTTCTTATGGTCAACAAATAGACAGAGCAACTTTAGGCGAAGCTAAAACAGCCTTTGAAGGTTTATACAGTGTTGAGCTAACCATGAGGGAGCCGGA